CCTATGCTGGAAAGACAGTACCAAAGAAACCTACGTTATAGTAATGATCCGGATTTAATAGGTGATGTACAAATCGTTGCAAGAGGGGCCATGTCGTTGGTCGTTAAAGAAGCGGAAGCTGTTCGTAAAACTGAGTTCCTCCGTCTGGTATTGGAAAGCCCTGTGGCGCAGCAAATTGTTGGCCTTCCGGGAACGGCTGAACTTATGCGTGACCTCGCTGGAAACCTCAACACCAATATTGACAGACTTGTTCCAACTCGTGAGGACGTACAGAAACAACAGGAAGCACAGGCTCAACAACAAGCGGCTGCGCAAGAACACGAGATGCAAATGAGGCATGCCGAAATGGGCTTGCCAAATAATTTGGAACCGAATAACTTACAAGAAGATGGAACAGAGATGGGAGGGAGGCAAAATAATTACATGAGCCCTCGCCCTAACGGAATGTAAAAAATTCCTAACTAAAAATTTTTGATGTATTATATTATCAATGATAAATTTAAATAAAGCCGATTCTCAGGCGATACGAGGCCTAAACAGCCTAAGAGAACCAGGGTTTCAGGGTTTATTAAAATTGTTTCAAGAAGAACTTGAAGCAACAAAGCAGAAGTTAATCTATGCAGACGACATAAATGTTATACACCGGCTGCAGGGAAAAGCGGAAGCTTATGAAGATTTACTGAAAGCGGTTGAAGAATCGCAGAAGGTGATGAAGGGGCACTGATTAAATTAGTGCATATCGGAGCACACCATTATGGGAGCAGCATACCTTCTAGGACGCTGTAAAACAGAGTTGGTGCTTTAAGGAGAAAAATATGGCATTGCCAAGACAAGTACAAAAACAGATTAAGGAAACTGAAGAATTAGAGAAACAACTGGCCCAAGGCGAAGATCAGCAAGAAGAAATGAAAGCTGATGAAGTAACTGAGGATACAGAAGTTAAAGTAACTGAAGCTAAAGCGGAAGAAGATGTTAGTACTGGAATCGAAGCGAAGCCAGCTGATGAAACTAAAGGTGAAGACGCTAAAGACGACTTCAAGCAAAAATACAGTACTTTAAAAGGAAAGTACGACGCAGAAGTTCCAAGACTGCACCAGCAGATCAAGGATTTAACTGCTCAGATGCAGTCCTTTAAAGATGATATTGAAGCTAAGAAGAAAGCTGAAGCAGAAAAACCTAAAGAAAAAGTCAGTTACATTACCGATGCTGATCGAGAAGAGTACGGTGATGATTTACTAGATGTTCAACGTCGAGTAGCCAAAGAAGTTGCGCAAGAATATGATGATAAACTTGATGCACAGGCTAAGATTATCGAAGCTCTGCAAAAGCAGATTAACGATACTGGAGGCCAAGTTGGTGAGATCGGTTTTAGTTCGCGCTTACGTCAGTTAGTGCCAGACTTTGACCAGATTGATGGTGATGATCGTTGGGCGGCTTGGTTAAACGAGTACGACCCTATGTTGAATTCACAACGACGCGACGTAGCCCAAAAGGCTTTTGACTCTGGTGACGCTGAATCAGTTGCACATTATGTGAAGCTGTTTAAGAAGACCCTAGTCGCTGATGAACCTGTAGTAGATACACGCCAAGCGGAACTTGAAAAGCAGGTAACGCCAGGACGTAATGCAACTACTCAGGCTAAGAGTAATGGTAAGTCCGCTAAGATTTATTCATCTCGTGAGATGGACAATCAGTGGGCTAAAATCAAAACTATGAGCATGAAAGGTATGTATGACGAAGCGGCAAAACTTGAAGCTGAACTAACAGCCGCATACGTTGAAGGGCGCGTAAGAGCCTAAAGATGTACGCTGCAGTTGGTCAACAAACTGTTTTATATATTAGGAGGCTATAATGGCTGCAGTATTTCCCGTAGTATCAAGCGGTGACTTTGATACAACACCTAGCTACTCAGGTAGCTTTATTCCACAGTTATGGTCGAACAAGCTAAACGCTAAGTTCTATCAAAACACTATGATGACTGAAATCGCTAACACAGATTGGGAAGGCGAAATCAAGAATCAAGGCGATACAATTCGTATTCGTACAGCTCCTTCAATCACTATTAATGATTACGCTGGTGCTGGTACAAGCCTTACTTCAGAAGTACCTACTCCGGTCTACACTGACATGCAGATCAACAAAGGTAAGTATTTCTCGGTTCAAGTAAACGACGTACTTGCTCATCAAGCTGACATGGACTTAATGAACATGTTTACTGATGACGCTGCAAAGCAACTGAAGATCAACATCGAAAACGAGTTTTTCTTCAACTCTTTCGTAACTGAAGGCGCTGCTTCTGCAAACAAAGGCGCAACTGCTGGTGCGATTTCTGCTGAGTACAACCTAGGTTCAGACACAGCTCCAATCGACCAAGCTACTCCTGCTAACGTACTTAACACTATTCTTCGTATGTCAGCTGCTCTAGACGAGCAGAACGTACCTGAAGAAGGTCGTTGGTTAGTAATTTCACCTTATGAGCGTCAGCTTCTTATGCAAACTGATATTGCACAGGCTTACTTCACAGGTGATTCATCATCAACTATCCGTACTGGTAAGATTGGTATGCTAGATCGTTTCACTGTATACGTATCTAACTTACTTCCTAAAGGTACTACGTCAAAAGCTCTAGTTGCAGGTCTTTCTGCTACTTCTGCAGGTTCAGCAGTTACAGGCGCTAAACCACGTCGTATGATGGTTGCTGGTACTAAAGCTGCATGTGCTTTTGCATCACAAATCTCTAAGACTGAGCCACTACGTAACCAAACTGACTTTGGTGACATCGTTCGTGGTCTTGCTGTATATGGTCGTAAGGTTCTTAAGCCTGAAGCTCTAGTTACAGCTCTAATCGGCGATCCTTCTTAATAGTTGGGTTTTGGAGGGGGGCAACCCCCTCCTTTTTTACAAGGAGATGTAATGACTTTATTTGAATTAGTACAAGCAGTAAACGGTGAGATTACTAATGGTGAAGCTCGTGTTAGAGTCGATGGTGAGTGGGTAGTCCTAGGAACTTTTGACGTGATGAGCGAAGCTGGCAAAGAAATGGCAGCAAAACTAGCACCAAAGGCAGCACCAAAGAAAGCTACTACTAAAAAATAGGTGGTAGATTATGGCTACAATAAAGGTAATCGAGGTCATTGACCGCGTAGAGGACGTTTTACAAGACAGCAATGTACGCTGGCCTAGATTAGAACTGCAGAACTGGTTAAACGAGTGTTATCTGCAGATAGCTCTGCTAAGACCAGATGCGGCATCAAAAGTAGCTGACTTTACTTGTGCAGCAGGCACAAAACAGAATTTAACCACAGGGTTTTCTACTGCATTACGTCTTATCGACGTAGTTAGAAATGTAGCAACAACATCTGATAAAAAGGTTGTACGCTTAATCGACAGAAGTGTTTTAGATGACCAGCGTCCAGCTTGGCATAATGAAACTCAGACTGTAAACATTCAAAACTACACTTTCGATCAAAGAAATCCTAAATATTTTTACGTTTACCCACCAGCAACTACAGCTGCAAAACTAGAAGTTGTTTATTCAGATCTACCGGGTGAGCACGCTTTAAGCGAATCAGACCTAAATCCAGCAGGCTCAAATACTGAAGTTATTAAGTTAGATGACACTTACTTAAGTGCTATAATTGACTGGATTCTGTATAGAGCGTTTTCTAAAGATGCAGAGCATGCGGCAAATGCTGCAAGAGCTACAGCACATTACAATACGTTTATGCAGTTTATAGGCAATAAGACCCAGAGTGATATGGGAGCTGGGCCAACGGAGGCAGTGTAAATGGCTACAACATGGAGTTCTTTTTACCCGTACGTTCAACCGTACGTCCCTGGATGCCCCGAAGTCGTAATCGAGTCACATTTACAGGAAGCAGCTAACAAATTTTGCGAGAAAAGTGAGGTTTGGCGCTTTGTAATAGAGCCTGACTTTACCAGTAAAAACACCTCAGATTACGCTATAGATATCCCTACAAACACCGTTTTAGAGAGTATTTTGTACCTACATATAAACGGTTTAGTCCTTAAACCTTCATCTGAAAGGTTTTACTTAGATCAGTACCAAGAAGACGGAACTGATGTAACTGGTCGTCCGATTACATACACAATGTATGACAACGCCAGCATTAAATTACACCCAACACCTGACGGCAAATACACATTTAATGGTTTAGCTATTCTTAAGCCATCTTTAAGCGCCACAGGAGTTGAAGATTTTATTTTTGAGTCATACGGCAGAGCTATTGCTTCCGGCGCTATTAGTCAATTAGCAGCTATTCCTAATAAAGAATGGACTAACCCTGATTTGGCTATGATGCACGAGGTAAGGTTCAATAAGGAAATAGCCGCCGCTAAAGGTAGGGACACTCGTCGAGTTAACTTGCGAGTTTCTGCAGTTAAATTTGCGGATTAGGAGGGACAATGGCAGAAGTATTTAAATATGTTCAAGGTGATACAGGGCCACAACTTAAGCTAACCCTCACCGACGAAGACACAGGCAATGCTACAGACCTAACAGGTGCGACAGTAAAGATGCACTTTAGAGCTGCAGGCGAAGATTCAGTTTTATTCAGTAAGACTTTATATTTTAACCCTAGCACTCAACCAGACGGTTTGGTGTATGTAAACTGGTCAGCAGGTGAACTAGACCAAGATGCTGGTACTTACGAAGCTGAGATCGAAGTAGACCGAACAGGTGTGTCTGGCGGTACTTTAGAAACAGTTTACGAAAAACTAAAGTTTAAAATCAGAGAAGACTTCGCGTAATGAACCTTAAGTCCGCCGTAGCAGTTGCAGCCCTTAGAGCCGCAGGTAAACGGTTAGGGATAGACATGAGTGCAAACTCTTCCGTCCTTAAAATGGCGGCTGAGTTAGGTTACTTTTTAATCCAATCTGAAATTAACGACGGCGTAATAGCAGCGAGAGATACAACAGGTGTATCTGACGATTACGTACACGCTTTCTTTAAAACCCTTACTGATACATCATCTGTAGCTGAAGAAGCTACTAGACATTTCTATAAGGTACTAGCTGATAATGCTTCAGTATCTGAAGTACAGGTTATGCACTTCTACAAGAATGTAGCGGATTCTGTAGGTCTTACGGACGATATTGATACTGTTGATTTTGGCAAAGGATTGTTGGATGTTCCTGTCGCTACAGACGAAATAAACCGTAAAGATTTAACTAAACTACTAACTGATAATCTCTGGGTTACAGACGATATAGACGGTGCTGCTAGTATTCTTGACGATCAAGAGATGCAGTATGGAAAGATAACTACAGACCAGTCTTTTGCCTCTGAGAGTTTGTATAGACAAGTAGCTTTTAGCAGGAACTTTTCAGATCAGTCTACCGCTACTGAAAATCTAGATTATGCTTTTGGTAAGTCATTGTCAGATACTCCAAGCGCGTCAGAAAGCCTTTACAGGCAAGTAGATTTTACTAGAGCTTTTTTAGACAACTCTGTTTCTGTTGACACCTTTACTAGACAAGTAGCATTTAGTAGAGCTTTTTCTGATAGCTCAGATGCTGCAGATACTTTTTATAGACAAGTTGCTTTCTCAAGGAGCTTTACTGACACAAGTGTAGCTTTAGACAGCATAGACAATGTTTTTGGAAAGGCTTTAGCTGACACATCGTCCGCCTCCGAAAACTTAGATTACTCTTTCGGAAAGGGTTTGTCTGATGCGCCAAGTGCTAGCGACGATGTAGATAAATTAGAAACTACTAAACTACTAACTGATACTGTAGGTGTTACAGATGACATTGACGGGTCAGCGTCTATTCAAGACGATCAAGAAATGCAGTTCACCAAGATACGAACTGATGTTGGAAATGTTGCAGAAAATTTTACTAGACAGGTAGACTTTTCTAGAGCATTTACTGATAGTAATGAAATTAGTGAATCACTTACTCAGAGTTTTGGTAAACTACTTACAAATACGTCTAATGTTAGCGAAAGTATAGCATTACAGACGAGTGTGGTTTTGCCAGATGATGAAGCCTCGTTGACCGACGCGGGGTCATATAGAAGTCAAAATTATTGCGACTTCGCTTATTTTGCGGAAGATTATGTCGGAGCTTCCGGAACTTTTTGATATAGGGGAACGTTATGATTAACGAAAACTTGAAGCTCTCCGGTCAGCTCAACATTGTCCTGAAGGATAAGGCCGGTAACATCAAAGACCAACGCGAGGTTAAAAACCTTGTGGTCAACGCAGGTCTTGCTTACATTGCTAGCCGTATGACAGGAACAGCTAAGTCTGTCATGTCTCACATGGCTTTAGGTTCAGGCACTACTGCAGCTGCAGCTGGTGATACTGATCTAGGAACTCTTTTAGGTTCTCGCGAAGCTCTAGACTCTACAACTATTACTGGTACAAATAACGAAAAAGTTCAGTACGTTTCTTCGTTTGAAGCCGGCGATGCAACCGGTGCTGTAACAGAAGCCGGTATTTTCAATGCTGCTACATCAGGTGATATGTTGTGTCGTACTGTATTTGATGTTGTTAACAAGCAAGCTGACGATACTATGTCAGTAACTTGGACTATTACTTTATCAGCATCTTAATAAACTAAGGGGGTGAAACTATGTCAACTATAACTACTAGGTCAGGCAAAGGGTCACCCCTTACTAACAGTGAGGTGGATGCTAACTTTACTAATTTGAATTCAGATAAGTCAGAGAAAGCAAATAACCTCAGCGATTTAACAAGCGCCTCTACTGCCCGTACTAACTTAGATGTGTATAGCACAACAGAAGCTACAAACGAGGCTATAGCGATGGCGATAGCACTGGGGTAGATTATGGCATTTAAATCAAAGGTATCAAGCAGTATAGGAACTTCAGGAAGCCCAACAACTGTAACGGCTACTGTAGCTTCAGGAAATACTGCAACTCTAATTGGTCTATCTTTTTCAAACACGACAAGTAGCAATCAGACTGTATCTGCAAAGCTAAATAAAAGTGGAGGAGATTCCGCTTTTTTAGTTAAAGACGCAACGCTTTTACCGGGCGGTGCTTTAGCTGTTGTTGGAGGAGATCAAAAAGTAGTATTAGAAACAGGCGACAGTATAAGTGCTTATGCAGGAAATAGTTCTGCTGTAGACGCTGTTGTTTCTTATTTAGAATAGGGGGTTTGACATGGGTTACATAGGTAACGCACCGTATCAAGGGGTCATCACAGGCGGAGATATCGCTGATGGTACTATTGAAGAAGCGGATATCAAAAATGATGCTGTCACTACCCAAAAAATTGAAGACGCTAACATTACAGAAGGTAAGTTAGCTGATAGTGCTGTAACCACAGCCAAAATTGCAAATAATGCGGTAACTGACGCTAAACTAAACAGTACCAAACTAGATGGCATTGAAACAGGTGCTACCGCAGACCAGACTGGTGCAGAAATCAAAACTGCTTACGAAAGCCAGTCAAACACTAATGCTTACACAGACGCAGAAAAAACAAAATTATCTGGTATTGAAACTGGAGCAGATGTAACCGACACAGCAAATGTAACGGCAGCTGGTGCATTAATGGATAGTGAAGTAACTAACCTAGCACAAGTTAAATCATTTAATTCAGCAAACTATGCAACTGCAGCTCAAGGTACTAAGGCAGACTCAGCAGTACAAAATTTATCAGACCTTTCAATTACAGCAACAGCAGCAGAAATAAACAAACTAGACGGAGTTACAGCAACTACTGCAGAGTTAAATTATGTTGATGGCGTAACAAGTAATATCCAAACTCAGTTAAATGCGAAACAAGCTACGCTAACAAGTGGCGATATAACCACTTCTCTATTAGCTGACGGCGCAGTAACTGCGGCTAAAATTGCTGCAGGTGCGGCCGTACCAACACAGACTGGCCATTCAGGTAAATTCTTAACAACTGATGGTACTAACGCTAGTTGGGCTACGGTTACTATCCCTGATGAAGTTATTATTTCTAACACTCAACCAAGCAATTCTGAAGGTCAACTTTGGTACGATAGCTCGACAGGGCAAAAGGTAGTTAAATACTACAACGGTTCAGTGTGGCTAAAAATTGCAGCTGCCATTCCTGTTTTGGATTCTGTTAGTGGCAACATAATTAGTGGTTCATCAGGAAACCTGACTCTTACAGGCAGCAAGTTTCTGTCTTCATCTCTAGTAGTTTCATTTGTTGTTTCTGGCACTACTTACAATGTAACAGTAACCCCATCTAGTGACACAAGTGCAACAGTTGCTA